ATGCCATATACACCATTATGGCCACCTTTTACGCGCTTAGATTTAACCGCGGTAGAGGGAGATTCCTTGGGTGGCAGAACACCTCCGGCAACTGGCTTACTACGTGGATCAATACCCACGTGAACAACGTGTATTTTTGCACTGTGTGCATAGCCAGCTGTATTCAACGTGGCCTCGACCCCCTCCAAATTCTTGCCCTTCTTAAGATAAAACTATACTCTGATGATAACTTAACAGCGTTGCGTCAGCCGTGGTGGAATCCTAAAGAAGTGGGACACCTCTTCAAAGTTCTCTTCAATGTCGATCTGACAGGAGCGGACAAATCTGACATCTCTGATGATACTAGAAATAGTACCATTTGGGATTGCAGTTTTCTTTCTAGGCGGTTCGTTCGGCGAAACGGACAAGTTTTTGCCCCGCTCGCGTTTGATAGCCTAATATCACAACTTTTCTTCGTCCGTGTTCCAAAGCGGATGAGAGGAAACAGCAGCTTCATTTACCAGCAGTTGCAACAGAATTTGGATAATGTTGTCCGAGAGCTCGCAGAGTACCCTGAGGCAGAAGCCCAAGAGACACTCGCCAGCATTCGAGACTTCATTCTCCAGCACCATCTCCCTTTAAGCTTGGAGCCTCTCCCCACTAGCTTCGCTATTGCGAAATTGGTGAGGCAGTAAAGCTTTACAATGGTCTACCCCCTTAGGCCTTAGGTAAGGGTCCGCGATCCGCGGTCCGTAAGGAAACAATAAGGTTAGCTCACAGAGCGAATCACACAGTTAGGTTACAACAGCAATGGATAAAATTCAACAGTCAGTCCCCTCAGTTACCCCTGACAGATCCGATCTGTCCGACTTCTCTGGTCCGCCAATAGAAGTCCTTACCAATGTTACCGACCATATGAGAATAGGTCAAGATAAGGTGGTCTCCGACCACATGGACTATGCTCTTCGAGCCTACAACCTCTTCCAGGAGGCGTTTGGGTTCGAATACCTTGAGTATGGTCCTGCTAGTGCACCTACTAGCGAATATGCTCTCGTCGCTCTTATGGCGGGAAGCGATACTTTCAAAGAGATGTTTAAGTTCTTTGACGGCGTTGCATATGACAGTGTGAATTTCCGTATCACATGCAGCGCGCCTAAGGGCCTCGCTGGCGGTTTCTTCGTCGGCGCGTACCCTTTCAACCCTTGGGGCGACACCGATCTCCCCACCTACTACGCGTCGCATGATCTCAATCATATGACGCGCCAGCACCTTACCCTATCTCCCCACTCACATTTAATGTGTTACGGGAAAGCGGAGGATGTCTCTTTTACAGTTCCGTGGCAGCACAACTGTGATTACCTCACGAGGAATTATGTTCAAACGGCAGATAGTGCCGATAATTTCTCTCTCTGGCCAGGGACTCCCATCCTTTGGTTTCAAGACTCCGGGTCGAGATTTGTCTCTTCCCAAACCTTACCTGCTAGGATAAAGGTGTTCGTAAAGTTCGAAAACTTGCGATTCCTCGCGCCTAGCGTCCTTCATCAATCTCAGTTTGATGATTC